CCTGAAACTCGATATTGAAGGGCAGGTTTTGTACACCTGTTCCATTGAGGGGCATCGGCGCCCGCGTGCGAATGTCCCCGCGATTGGATTCGATATACGTGATCCCGTTCGGATCCCGCTGAATAGGTCCACGAAGGTCGGAATAGGCTACTAGGGGCGGCTCGGCGGCACGCTGCGCTGTTACTAGATTGGTTCTGGCCATCTGGTTGATCTTGGCAATCGAAACGAACGCATCGTGGGCCGGACCTCTGCCATAGACCTCATCCGAGTTCTTTCGCCAGCGCCATGAAATCATAGGCATGGAATCGTATCCGCCCTCTTCGGCGATGACGTTCTTTGAATCCGCGAGCGCTGTAGTCATTTTGCCCGGAACGAGAATCTTCCCGCCCCTGCAATAGACCCACTCCGACTCCCAACGCTTACCCTTGGCGTCGATGCGCTGCGGTTCGTAGTCCTTGCGCGGGTAAATCGCGTGGAGTACGTCACGCTCCGAGTGCATATTCGATTCATAGTCCCGTTTGAAGTTGGGCTCGATTGAGCACATCTTATCCCAACTGAACTTCTGCTCAAGCTGGCGCAGCGTCTGCTTAAAGACGCGATAGTCCGTATCCACTTGTCCAAATTGATTTTCTGCAATGAAGCACTCGCGGAAGTGAGGAACCTGAAAAACAATTGTTCCACGTGGAACATCTTCCTCGATCACCATATGTGCTGTCCCGCACGTCGCTCCATCGGAGATGAATTCGGTCACTACATCGTAAAAGTTGCTCCGATTGAACGCCGAATACATGACCGTCTGGCAGTCCTGAAGCCACTGCTGGACCTGGGGATAGGAATCAACCCTTTCGCCGGTCCAGCTTCGCATCTTCGACGTGCGGGGAAAGTTGAACTTACCGGGAAGCTCCAAAGCAAACCACGGCTGGTTCCTCGAGCACAAATTCCCGACCATCCCATCTCGTAGCTTGTTCCGAGCGAGCATAGCGGTATCGTCATAAACAAATTGCCCGGTCTGCTGTCCGTCCCACAGGTCACGGTCTGTGATGAACCTGCGCCCGTGGTTAACATACGCGATGATGTTGTCTATTGCCGGTTCCCAGAACAGCCGTTGTTCGGCAAGCACGAGCAGGTATTTCAGGCAGTCCTTCGCCTTCTGGTCATCATCCCGTTTCCCAAGTTTGGAGAGGGTTTCGCCTCGCTCTCTGGTGTAGGTCTTCGATGATCCGAAGGGATAAGTCATGCTCCCAGAGTCGCTTTCTGCGTCGTAGCCGTTCCCGCCCCGAGAGGATTTGTCAGCACCGTGGACGCCATGCCCCTGCGCTTGGCCAGGGCCGTAGCCTGGGCCTGTGCCGCCGCGTTCGCGGCATTGGCCTCATCGGTCGCGGTATTTGGCGTAGTGGGTGCCTTGGGCATCTCGGCGATAGCGACGCCGGTCGCCGCGGCACCGATGCCGGCGGCAATGAGCGGAATAAAGGGCAAGAGGGGCGCGATTTTAGGCCACCTTTCCCATTATTTCAGATAGAATGGGGTTGTGGGAGTCGTAAGCTCCCGCACACTTAAGGTCTAGGAGGACCATCCATGCCAACCCCATTGCAAAAATTGTATCCCAAAGAGACCGACGAGCAGCGCCGCGCCCGCCTCTGCGCAAATACCAAACGTCACTACCACCGAAACATAGAGAAAATGAGAGCCAAAGATCGCGCTCGCTATGCAGAGCGTAGGGAGGAAGTTTCTGCAAGAAAGAGAGCGGCGTACGCTGCTGACCGCGAGAACAAGATAGCCACTGTCGTAAGGTGGCAAAATCGAAACCCTGAAAAGGTAAAGCAATCCCAGAAAGAAAGAAACTTATGGAGATGGTATGGATTAACGATGAAAGATTTTGAGTCTCTTTTCTTAAAGCAAGGGTCGATGTGTCCGATTTGCTTATGTAAGTCCCCGGAAGGGAAGAACCCGTGGCATGTTGACCACGATCACAAAACGGGGCAGGTGCGCGGCATCCTCTGCTCTCCGTGCAATTTGATGCTCGGCCATGCAAAAGATAATCCACAAACTCTCCGTGCTGCTATCGTCTACCTCACCTGCAAACCATGGTACAACGGGTTGGCCGAAACCGCACGATTATCTCTCGCAAGCAGCATCCGGGCAAACTCTTGATCGATCTCCTGCTCCGGCGCTTTGTACACCGGCTGCTCGAGCGCAGCGTAGCGCACGCAGTCGCAGGCATCTTTGTACTGCTCCTCTGGCTTGTCGGTGCCTTCCTTCCACTGGTAGTTAAACATGTCCTGAATCGGACCTCGGTTCCCTTTGCAACCTTCGGCCGCGAACATCATGCCGGGAAAGCTGGTTCCCTTCAAGGTTGAATAGTGGGGCTTCAGATACTCCTTGACCATCTTGTGACCCAAGGCAATGTCTCCCGGCGCCGAGTGAGAGAGCACGATATGCTTGATTCCGGCCTTATCCAACTCCTCTTCCCACGTTGTCTCGAATTCCGCCGTCTGACGGGTCTGCGATCCATACTTCGCGTCGAGGATCACCATCCCGGCCTCTCGATAACCATGCTCGGCGCGCTTCACCTTTACCTGGCGAGCAATCGAATCGATGGTCCCAGAAGCTAAGAGGTAAGTGTACCAGTAGACCCGGTTTGCTGCTTTGCCGTTGACCACAATCTCTTCGGGGGAAACAGCCCCAAACAACCACCGGGTAGGTCTAGCATCGTGAGGATCGACTACCTCAATCCGCATCCAGTCGCGCGGGATCTCGAAGTCTTTATAAATGTGAGCGTCGCGGTCGAGTTCTTTGTATACAAGACCGGACAAGTGTTTCCATTTGCCTTCTTCGCGGGCTTCCCTTTCGTCTGGGTCTGTGATGTTTTTGAGGAAGTTTAGAATACCGGCTCTAGGCAAAAATCCCATCACCGCCCCGCATTTTGGGCAATGAGCAACCGGCCGTACCTGACCCGGTTCCAACCTTTCGGGATCGTTTTCCGGAATCGTCAGTTCACAAGCTCTGCACCAGTCCTGGCAGTTATCCCACGTAGAACCACGGAAGACCGCAATCTCCTGATCGTCCCCGCCATTGTTAAAAGCGTGAAGTGACAATAAATCATAGATATACGCCTCTTTCAATGGCGTCATGGTGAGGATCATGGATCCGTTTGTGGACATTAGTCCACGGGTAGCCGCGATCAGAATCTCCTTTGGGGGCGGTTCATCGAAGTGAACCCAATGTGAAATGACACCTTCCCACGTCTCCGCCGGCTGAACATACGACCGGAAGTTGATCGTCGATCTGTTATCCAAGGTGAGGCTTTTGATCGATCCATCTGAATACCGGCTGAGGTCCGTAATCATTCCCTTGGGGATCAAGCTCATAAACTCCGGCTCGATCCGCATCGCCAAAGTCTGACCAGCCACTTCGCAACCCACAATTCCACTGTTCGGAACCTGAATGGGAATCTTGAAGTCGGGATCACTTTGCAGAAGCCAGGGACGGAACCCAAGGGCGTGAGCGATGTCCTCCGCTACTCCCATAGTCGTTTTACCGACCTGATTTCCACTTTCAAACAGTCTTGTCCTTGGCGTCCTTCCACGCGCGTTCTTCATGCGAATAAAGGGTTCCTGCGCCCGATTCATTTGCAGGAAGCCAATTCTTATGTAGCTCTCGATCCTACCGGCAATCTTGGCGATGCTCGCCGGATCATCCCTTGAGTAGCCTTCCAGCAAATCCGGGGTCGCCTGCTGTCCTCTGCGCGCCATCAATCAAAACTCAACCACTTGAACAATTTGAAGCGCAAGGTTGATTCCCGCTTGACCATGTGACCTGTCGGAGTCAACGGGAACAGGAAAAAACGATTAAGGCAATACATCCAAACTGGAGCCATTGCATCATCCTAACGCACCGAGGCAGCGGGCGTGTCTCGGCTTCAGACTCGGCCCGCTGCCAGGGAGAGGAACTTTAAGCTGCCGAACCTTTTGCCATCGCTGCGAGATGAGCTGCGGTCGCACCGGAAGCTGCTCCTGCCGCCGAAGGAGTAGACGGCGTAGAGAACTCAACCGCAATCGACTCAGTAATCCCCACAGGAGGAACAACCGCATTGACCTGGATGGTGATTGACTGAGTGAATGGCGTAACCGCGCCGTTTACATCGGTCACTGTAGCGGACACGGAACCGGGGACAGCTCCCGTCGAGGCCGCAACTCCTGTGACAGTGGCAGTGACTCCATCGGGGTTTAGCACCACGGTCGCGGACGGGTCCGAGAACGTGTACGAGACGGCAGAGACAACGCCGCCTGAAGGTGTCACGCCATCGGCCAGCATGGGAACGATGGACGCTTGCGAGGTCTGTCCTGCATTCAGGACTAGGACATTGTTTGCCATGGGTGAATCTCCTTTGAAGCGAACCACTATGTAGTGTGTGAGATGTTTTGGGTGAAGCTCGCGCTCAATCTCGTCAAGCTCCCTGAGAATGCGCTGATCGTCCTTCAGAATTTCGCGCTCAATCCGGTCTCGATGCATCTTCGACCTCGCACACATTCTAACCCAAATCGCTAACCGCATGTATGTCTAATCCGGAACATCACGCAGCACGGCGCCACTGCCCAGGCCTGTCCCTCGCTTCAACAAATACCGGAATCGCCTGCGGAAACACCTCCACAATCCGTATCACGCGAACGGTCGTCACAACAGCTACGGGATGTGTCGCTTTGGGCATCGTCTGCACACGCACAGACTAGCACAATCCCATGTTTACTACTTTGGTTCCATCACGAAAATAAACTCTTTTACGAGGAAAATCCGTGCCGCTGTTGGTACGCGTTGGACCCACCCCCGGCCTAAAGGGGGCATAGGGGTGGGGTCCAGATTGCTTTATTGTATGTGATTGAATCAGAACAGTTTATTTATTATTCGCAGCATCGTTTCGCTTATCTGCCGAGATTGGCGAAATGTCATCGATTGATACGCTGATTGTACGCGGATTGGCTCGCTGTGCCTTGATCGCTTCTACTACGTCGAGCATCTGTATCATACTGATTCCAGTGGCTTGCCCGCGCACTAGACGTGCCTTGTCCTCGAGGATTGCAGCCGATGTTACGCGGGCCATCAACGGCGCTTTTGTAATCTCCGCCGCTGTCAATGACTCAAGAATCCTCAGTTGCAGTGCGTCATAAACTTCCGCCTTGGTTGTCTGGAAGTCCAGCAAGGTCGCTGGTGATCGATTGTCTAAGAAGGTGTTAAGTACACACGACACATTCTGTCGAGTGCATCCAACCTTGCGAGCGATGTCGCTTTTGGATAGCTCGGGATACCTAAGAGCTAGCTTTCTGATCTTTGGTGCGACGCCGATCTTCCCGAGTTGAGGGGCTGTTTCGCTGGTCGCCATGACTGGAATTATGCCACAATCGCGGGAGAATGGCGGGTAATCTGCTCACGTTCCCATCCGAGCAGTCTACCACTGCAATGCTTTGAGCAAGTCCGCGGGATGTTGGAATTGGTGATTGTGCGCGGGAATAGAGCCTTGCACCATTCACAGCGAAGTGCGTTGCTCATTGTGCTGTGTTCCGCTTCGCATAGGGTCTAGCTTAGCATATGCCCGAACAGGTGCCATTCTAAAGGCTTTAATAGAGTTTTCGCCTTCCATTCATTTTATTTCGCTATACCTCTCACATTTCGCTTGACAGTATGGCGAAACAGGTCTAGTGTTGGTTTCGTACTGAAGCGGGTTCCACGCTCACGGAGCTACGATCATGCGCGGGGTTGTCCACATTGCGAACGCGTGCTCAGTGACAATGGCGCGCAGGATAGCCAACGCACTTAACATCTACCGCACCAACAAGAAAGGTTACTGACCATGCAGCTATTTATCGCACTTTGTGCTCCTACCCTCGCCGTGCTGTCGATCGGCGTTGCCCTCTACTGCTTCAATATCGCCCGTGGCGTGAGGCGGTGGCTATGACGCTCAAGGCTTTCAGCTATCTCAGAGTATCTGGCCTGTCTCAGACGGCAGGAGACGGCTTCCCACGCCAGCGCGCGGCCATTCTGGAGTATGCAGCCAAGAACGACCTTGAGATTGTCGAGGAGTTCGCTGAGAACGGGGTGAGCGGCACAACTGACCTGGACGACAGGCCGGCGCTGGGTGCATTGCTGGCAGCGCTCGAGGCGAATGGCATCAAAACCATTGTCTGCGAGAAGATCGACCGCCTGGCTCGTGATCTTTTGATCCAGGAAACCATCATCGGCGACATGCAGCGGCACGGCTACACGCTCGTTTCAACGATGGAGCCCGACCTGTGCTCGACAGACCCCAGCCGCGTCTTCATCCGGCAGGTGTTCGGTGCCTTGGCGCAGTATGACCGGGCTACCTTGACCGCAAAGATGGCCGCCGCAAAGGTTCGCAAGCGCAAGGCGGATCCCATGTGGAGCGAGGGCAAGAAACCATATGGGATGCTTGAAGGCGAGGCTGCAATCCTGACTTTCATGGACATGCGACGCAGGTCAATTCCGCCTACAACGTTTCAGCAGATTGCCCATGAGTTGAACTACGATAAGAAATTCGCCCGCTCCGGCAAGCCTTGGACCGTTGGCGCAGTCCACAAAATCCTGCAACGAGCGTGGCACGGACAGAAACAGCAAGAGCCGCTTCCCTAGCGGCTCCGCTGCATCACAGCTAACGATGCTCCTCCCTCTACCGCGCGAGGGGCTGCGCGATCTTAGCTTGTGGGCGGTGTCAGTGGCGTCCCGTTTGGCAGCAATGCAAGCACGCTGGCCGCTGTCACAGGCACTCCGGCTGCGCTGGCCCATGCGCTGATAGCCGTATTTGCCAAGCCTTCAAGGGATGCGATGGCACTCACGGGCAGCGCCAAGGCTGGGTCCAGCGCTTGGATCTCTGCCAGTACCTCGTTAGCTACCTGCTCAATCTCCTGCACCACACTGAGAACTGATCCGGCCGTGGGCATTAATTGCCACCTTTCGTGTAGAGTGCTTTGATGTCAGTGATGATCGTGGGAAGTTGCTGAATAGCTACATTCACGTCAGCTTCGAGGGCTGTAAGGCTCGCGGTCGTTCCGCCGGCCGCCTTGGCCTCTTCGTAGGTCACCATCGAATCCACGGCGGTCGTCTGAAGCTTCTTTGCCTTGTTGACCGTATTGTAGACGGCTGTCGAGTGCGGCAGGCAGGCCGTAGCCGTGGGAGCGCAGGGAGCTGTGGCCGAGGCTTCGTAATCGGCCTGGGCCTGGTTGATGACGGCTTGGGATGCCGCAAGCATCTTGTAGGTGGTCTGCTCCCAATTCGTGCATCCGAAGATCAGCATGAGCGGGATTGCGAATAACATGAGTCGTTTCATGGGGTTCCTTCTTTCAGTTTGCCCGTGGCGTTGCGGCGTTGACCTCAGCCTTTGTGGGTGGGTTGGGGCTATCTGCGATAACCAGAGCCTGCGATACGGTCCCGGCGGAGCTGCTGGAGCGGCTGTATTTGAGGATCAGAACCACGAGCGCCCCGATGTCTGCAACGATCTTCGGATGCGCCCCCACAAGGCTCAGAACGAAGTTACGGAATTGCCCATCTGACGTGTAGAGTGTCGCAAAGGCGATCGCGGCCATCGCTACCGAGTGGGCGGTGATGTTTTTGCTCCTAACCCATGCGACGAATTGCGCAATCAAGGCGTTCATATTCCCTTTCACATCATCCGATGACGGTCCCAAGCCATCAGGCCCAGAATGGCCACCAGCGCGACGAAACCAGCGATTATGAGGGTCATGGATTCACCTGCACGGCAGTATACGCCTCGGCACCGTTCGTCTCGCCTGTCAACGCCATTCTACGCTGCTTTGTCAAGGCTCCGTTGTAGGAGATGTGGATGCAGGCCGGTATTTGCGTGCCGGGATCCGTTTCGAGGATAACTTGGTCAAAAGGGAGATGCGACTGGAGCCGTATCCAATCGAACGCAACCGTCAAATCCACGGCCAGCGGACGGAAGTCAGCCGCCGCGTTCTGGCCCTGATAGAGATGCTGCGAGTCCGGCGCACCGCCTACCGCCGCGTTGTGCTGTGGGTTCCTGTACCCGCAGGTAATCAGGATCGGCCCGAACTTCGCCCGCAGTGGCTCCAGAAGCACGTTGCAGAGCACCATAGCGTTCGCCACGATCGTTGGAAACGCCCCGGATACGCCTAGCTCGGTGTCGGCGAAATGGGGCGAAAGCTGCATGGCCTCATCATAACGCGATTTGCGCCGAAAATCCCGCAAATCATCGCAGGCGATTACTTCACGCCAGGCCTCACGTTCAACAGAAGACTCACGAAAGAGTAAATGCGGCATGATTCGACCTACAATCGGGTGGTATGGGCGAAGGGATTCATTCTGTGAGAATTTGCTTGAAAGTGGGCGCGTGATGTTAGATAATTGCAGACAGTCGGCCCCGCGCAGACTGTGGGTGAGTCGGGTAGCTCCCGGTTCCGTTCAAGTGGTGAGGGTGGTTTCCAAGACTGCCCTCGCCAGCCTCACTTGGAGAGGATTGATGGCGAACGCATGGTTTCGTTTCTATTCCGAGTTTGAAGACGACCCCAAAGTCCAACTGATGTCCGAGGCTGACCAGCGCCGTCTCGTGCTTTTGTTCTGCCAGCGATGCAAAGAGCAAAAGCGCACCGATGTGGAGCAGTCTTTCAAGTGGCGCGTGAGCCTCGATGAGATCGCCAAAACGAAGGCCGTTTTTGTCCAAAATGGATTCATCGACGAGGAATGGAACCTGATCCACTGGGACAAACGTCAATTTCTCTCCGATTCTTCTACTGAGCGCACCAGACGCTATCGGGAACGGAAGAGAACGTCACCGGAACGTCACGATGTGACAGATGTGACAAAGCGTGACGGCCTAGATCAGATACAGATCAGATCAGAACAGAAACAGAACAGAGGCAGATCAGACCGTGATCTGACCCCCCTCGTTTCTATTTTTTCTAAGGTACCAACCAAACCTCCCGCCCTTCCCAAAAACCGCAACGAGATGGTAGCGGCTGGGTACGCTTTTTCAAACACTCGCCCGTGCCAGATTTGCGGCGAGGAATTGCAGTGGTTCACATCGCCCAAGGGTGGGAGCATACCAGTTCTGGCCGAGAGCGGCGCGGTGCATTTGGGCAACTGTGCCAAGATTGCGAAGGCGAACAGCTAGGAGATGGCGGGAAACCGTTAAGGCTTGCTATGGGTGAAAAAGAGAAAACGGGATACGAGGCGTATCTGCAAACAGAGCTTTGGGAGACAATTCGCTCCCGAATTCTGAAACGTGACCACAACCTTTGCGTCCGCTGTGGGGATTGGGCAACCCAGGTCCATCATCGCAATTACAAGAGACGAACGATGTGCGGCGGAGACGATAAGGCGCTCGTTTCCCTATGCGCGATCTGTCATCGGAACATCAGTGTGAAACCTAGTGGGCAAAAACGTCGGCGGAGCCAACAGGAGCGATTGCTTAAGCTAAAGCCTTGGAATCATAAAGAGATTGCAGCGGCTACCAAAGAGAAACCCCAGCCTCTGACTAAAACCGAACGGTGGCGGCGGGCGCTCGAAGGACCTCCAGAGCTACAGCTTGCCGCCTGGTACAAGATATATGGCCGGTAGGGCGTCGCTCTCCCTGCCTCCCCGCTCCTACCTCCCCAAACCACAACCTGTAGTGGTCCTGAAAATAATCACCACAAGTGCGCATTTTCTTGTTGACACGCTCGGCAACGCGTTGCTAATCTTGTCAACGTTGTTAAGGGTAGCCGCTACCAGCGGATGGTGAAGCAATGACTAGATATGGCAATAACGCGCGCGGCGTCCGCCAGATGATTGAGGATGACCGCCGAGAAGCCCACGCCGAAAGCATGGAGATAACTAAAAAGTCCGCCGAATGTGCTCACTGCGGGAAACGAATCGTTTGGAATGTGGCCACTCATGCTTGGGAGCATAGGCCAGCAGTTACAGGATTGAAGCCTTGTGCTTGCTATGTTTTGGGGAATTACATACTTGACTCCCTTGGAGGGATGAGTGGCTGATTCAACATCTGTGCTTGTGACTCAAATAGAGCGAATCGTGGAACCGTCGTTCCGTAGGACTCGCTACGCGAAGTTCCAACGACCAACCGGCTATTTCCTCTGCGATGCGTGGTTTGAGGATGGCAAGCCAAGAATGCAAATACGTTCAGGCATTGACAGGTTGGAAGATGCGGCAATCGTGGCCACTGCGATACACATGGCGATTGATTGGCTCCTCGAAGAAACGGCGCGCGGGGGCAACATTCCCGCGAAAGAACTTGCGAGGGACTCAAGTATATAAGTCCCATGTTTTGCGCTTCGCAACTCCGCGACGGGGGTCTATCGAAAAGGTGGAAAAAGCATGACTTACGACGACTGGAAACTCGAATCGCCAGAAGAGGAAGAGTACCGGCTATCCAACTGTCAACGTCGAGCCAAGTCCCGCGCTGAATGGATGGAAGAGCACGCCGATTACTTGCTGGAAGAGCGCCGCGAAGCCGAAGCCGACCACGACCGCGACTGGTATCAGGAGAACGATCCCCAGTCTTTGGTCGATTCGATCAATGCCGCCAATGCCGGTAATCCGAGGAAACCATGAAGACCTACACCGACGCCGATGTGATCGCAGGACTTGCATCTCGCGTGGCTGGTTCCAGCTACCGCGCCATCGCGGATGAACTAGGCGTGGACTTCGCGTATCTCTGCCGCGCCATCAACGGCGACATTGAGCTGCCTGAGAGCATCGCGATCGCGGCTGGATACTCAGCAATCCCACAACCCATACGCACATGGAAGCTTGTCAGGAAGGACGCAGCAT